GCTGGCGGTTCGCGTAGGCCGGCGACAGGTGCACGCCGTTGCTCGCCGCCCACAGCTCGAGGAGGTAGCGCTTGATGCCCTTCAGGTGTGCGGGCACCTGGCGGCCGCTCATCGCGTCGAGCAGCTTCGTGAACTCGTCGACGTAGGCGGCGTGGCTCGGAGCGTCGATGAGGGCGGCGCGGAGGCCGCTGTCGCTCTTCCACTCGCCGGGGCCGACGAGCGATCCCAGCTTCGCTCGCGTGAGCAGAAGGTGTGGCAGCCGGACGCCGGGGTCTTTTCCGCACGCTGTCTCGCCGATGCCGAGGCAGTAGATGTTCGTGCGCAGGTCGGTCGGCGTGGCGACCTTCCGCCCCAGGATGGCGCCGAGCGTCACCAGCGAGCTCGCGAGGCACATGGCCGGTTGCCGGCGGGTCGAGCTCGAGACCATCCAGGCCGCGACCTCGCCGACGAGGCCGGGGCAGTTCATCAGCTCGAGCGGGAACGGACGCTTCGCCGGAACTCGCCGCGGCTCGACGTCTGGCATCGGGGCCGCCTCGACCGCGACCTGCTCCTCGAGCGACGGCTCGTAGCCGGCTTGGCGCGCGAGGTGGAACAGGGTGCCGAGCGTGACCTCGTGCCCGTCGATGAAAAACTCGCGCAGGCTGCGCCACTGCTTGCTCTGGACCTGCTCGTCGAACTTCGGCGACGTCTTCGACCACTCGCACCACAGGTCGTAGGCCGCACCGCCGGCGCCGGTCGACTTCAGGGCCATGCCGACGCGAATCCAGACGTCGCGCGGGTCGGAGTCGATGTGCTTCAGCGCCGACCGGATGGCGTCGACCTGGACCTGCGGCAGGATCGCCTCTCGCGCGCTGCCGGCCGGTGACGACTTCGACACCTTGCGGCCGCCGCGGACGATGCGCTCGACCCACTCGGGCATCTGGCCGAGGCCGGTGTCGCCGTCGTCCTCAACGTCGAACGGGTCGCCGACGAGCCAGTTGCGGCCAGGGCTCGAGGGCGACGGCACGACGATGTAGCCACCGTCCGCGCGCACGTCGATGCCGCTCTTCTTCTCGACGATGTCGACGCCGTTCGCGACCGGCTCGTCGGGCATCAGGTAGATCAGGTGGCGCCCGCCGCGCGGCGTGCACGCGATCAGCCCGCACCAGTGCGGCCCATGCTCTTCCTCGAGGCGGGAGAACGCGGCGATGCCGTCCTTGCCCGACCCCATGTCGAGGTCGACGACGCAAAGCCCGGCGGCACCACAGGCGACGCCGATCTGCGCCTCAGGCCACTTGCGCCACCACGCGACGATCTGCGCATGGTCGACGGTGGCGTCCTTGAACCCGTGCTCGGTGAACGGCTTCTTCGACGGACGGCACGGAAACACCGGCCACCCGCGATCCGCGTAGCGAAGTGCAGCATCGAGCTGCGAGGTGAAGTCTGACACTGCTGCGCCCCTCCCAGGGCTCTCAGAACGGAAGCTCGTCCATGTTGATCGCCTCGGCGCTGACCGGCGCCTTGGCGACTTCGTCTGTGCCCGCATCGCGATCCAACGTCACGCCGCGCAGCTCGGGCCACTCGCCGCGCGTGTCGACCACGACCTCGAGCACCTTCCACAGCTCGCCGCACTCGATGCGGACGCGCGCCTCGTCGATGGTCGCAGGCGGTGGCATCCGGCCGCCGCGGTCGCGCCACCAGCTATGCGCCTTGCGCAACGGGAACGAGCCGGCGGGATGCTCGAAGCACACCCACTCACGCACCCGCTCGCCGACGCCGCCGAGGTATTCGACCGCCAGCGTGGCCGGCTTGCCTGGCTTGTTCGACTCGTTGAAGCGGACCAACTGCACACGCCAGCGCTCGATCGGGTTGCGCGGCGGGAAGAGCCCGGCAACGAGCTCGACGTCCTCCTCCGGCTTGTCCGCGTGCTTCTCGCCGACCTCCTCGGACGGCGGGAACTCGTAGCCGCAGTCGGGGCAGACGCGCGACGCGATGGCGACCAGCGACTCGCACTGCGGACACTCGCGGGCTAGCACTTCGCCGGTTCCCTTGCTCTGGCTCGGCTCGCGCAGCTTGACCGCGTCGATCGGGCCGTGACGCTTGCAGTTGCCTCCGAAGTCGAGCACGAGGCAGTTGGCTTTGCCCTCGGCCGTGCGCAGGCCGCGGCCGATCATCTGGACGTGCAGCACCGGAGAACACGTCGGCCGCAGCAGCGCGATCAGGTCGGTCTGCGGCGCGTCGAAGCCCGTCGTCAGGACGTTCACGTTCACGACGCAGCGGACACGGCCCGCGCGGAAGTCGGCCACCGTCCGGTCGCGCTCCTCCTTCGGCGTCTCGCCGAACACGGTCGCGCAGCCGATGCCGAGCCCGCGCAGTTCCTCGGCCACCATGACGGCGTGCTCGATGCTGCAGCAGAAGACGAGCCACGCCTTGCGGTCGGCGCCGCGCGCGACGATCTCGCGGCACGCCTTCGGCACGTTGTCGCCGGCCATGGCCGCCGCGGCGAGCTCGCTCTCGACGTAGTCGCCGGCCCGGATGTGGACGCCGCTCGTGTCGATCGTGGTCGCCGTCGACTTCGCCGTCACTGGCGAGAGGAAGCCGTCGAGGATCAGCTTCGCCAGGTCGCAGGTGTAGGCGATGCCGTGGAAGAGCCGGTCGTCGCCCTTGTCGAGCGACCCCTCGCCGGTGCGGAACGGGGTCGCGGTCAGACCGATCACTTTCAGCGCCGGGTTCATCGACTGCATCGCGTCGAGGAACTGGCGGTAGCGTCCCATGCTGTCGCGGCCGATGAGGTGCGCCTCGTCGATGAGCACGAGGTCCGCCCAGCCGATCTTCTCGGCCTTGTCGTAGACCGACTGGATGCCGGCGAACAGCACGCGCGCATCGTGCTCGCGGCGCTTCAGCCCGGCCGAGTAGATGCCTGCCGGCGCACCGGGCCAGCACCGCAGCAGCTGCTTGTGGTTCTGCTCGATCAGCTCGCGGACGTGCGTCAGGACGAGGATGCGCTCGTCGGGGAACGACGACAGCACGCGGTGAACGAACGCCGCGATGATGAGCGACTTGCCGCCGCCGGTCGGGACCACGACGAGCGGGTTCCCGCGCTCACGACCGAACCAGTCGTAGATGCCTTGGACGGCTTCCTCCTGGTAGGGGCGGAGCTGCAGTGCGAGCGGGGTGGTCATGCGGCCGGCTCCGCGTTCCCATCCTCCACCACCTCGCCGCCCGCGGCTTGGTAGGTGATGCGTCGCCCCTCGATGCTGACGACCTGGTGCCCGACGATTGCCGGGATGCTCAGGTGGTCGCCGCACCCGGCGCGCTGCGCGTCAGGCTGCAGCGTGGCGCCGTTCATGCGGTCGCACGTCCAGGTGCCGTCCGCTTCTGGCGACGACGATACGCACGTCCTGCAGTTCTTCGCCGGCAGCCCGCCCTTCCAGCACTGGTTCCAGAATCGGCACGGCCACTGCGTGCCGTCCTTCGACGTGAGCATGCAAGGGGCGAACGCGCTGTCGAGCTTGCGCGCGGGCGGGTCTTCCATCGCGACGATGCGCCCGCCGCGGTCGATCGCGGCCTGCGCCTCCTTCGCGCTGTAGGGCACACGCTCGGCGTGGATCTCGTCGTTGTCCTTGCACACGGACAGGTAGAGCGCCCACTGCAGGCCAAGGCCGTGCATGTAGACCTGCATCTGTACGTAGTGCTCGGGCTTCGCGCGCTTCACGCCCTGTTCCACCAGCTTCGCGAACTGCTTGCCGTTGCTGGTCTTGATCTCGCCGAGGTGCGGAACGTCCGGCGCCTCGGGCACGCCGAGCAGGATCGCGTCGCACGACCCGCCGACGTGGCCCCACTGCACTCGCTTCTGCGTCTCGACGACGCGGACGCCGATGCGCTGCAGGTCCTCCAGCACCCACAGCTCTTCGCGCTTGCCGCGCTCGAGCAGCCGCAGGGTCTGCCCCTTCTTCTGCTCGGCGACAGCCCAGCGGAACGACAGCCAGAGGAAGCGGTCGCACTCGTGACCGAGCACGGACGCGCCGAGGTGGTCGCGGCGCCAGTCGTCGTCCGAGCACGCCGGGGCCTCAGCCGCGCGCCGCGCATAGGCGGCGTGCAGCTGGTCCCCGACGCTGGACAGCATCGGCCCGATAAAGCGAGAGGGTGGCATGGCGTGGCCTCAGCGCTTCGCCCAGGGACGAGCGGCCTGAGCAGCCGGCGCGCTGGCCGGCTTCGTGCCACCGGCCGGAGCCGGCGCACCGTCCGCAGCGTCGAGCGCGCGGTATCCCTTGACCTCGTTGCGCGCGTCGTAGGTGCCGTCGGCAGGGCGCACCGCCAGCTTGACCTGCAGCTCGCCGCCGAGCATGGCATCGACCGACGTCGCGCCGTGCTTCCCGATCGAGTCGAGGATGGTGACGATCTGGCCTTGCGCGATCTCGCGGGTCTGCTTGGTCTCGTGCTGGTGGCAGAGGTTGGCAAAGACCTTGCGGTTGACGTAGGTCGGCTCGCGCTGGTCGATGCACTCGAAGGTGAGCTTCAGCATCTGCCCGACGTTGGCGCTCTTCCCCTCGACGATGTCGGCCTGCGTGATACGCATGGCATACCAGCCCGGCTTCATGGGCTCGAACGAGGGGCGGGCGGCGGCGGTGTTGGCGGTGTCGAATCCGAAAGTGCTCATGGTTCTGTCTCTTCTGGTTGGGGTTGGGGGTTGGTGGTTCAGGCGGAAACGGGCTTGCCGACGAGCGGCAGGAACTTGGCGACCTCGTTCCAGTCGAGGGGCAGCTTGTCGGGCATGCGGTAGCGGTTCTTCGCGCGCCAGGCCGCGTGCTCGGTGGTGTGCAGGGCGCGCGTGCCGTCGCTGATGCCGCGGCGCCGCTCGCTGCCCTTCGGGCCGCTGGTGACCGACGAGACCTTGTAGTTCGCGAACAGGACCGCGTCGGCCCAGTCGCAGACCAGCGCCTCGGCCGTCTTGTGGAGCCGCATCTGGTAGCGGTCGAACGGGTCGGTCTCCGGCGGCTCGACGCGTGCCACGGTGCTGTGCGCGGTCAGGATGATCGTCATCCCGCGCGCGCGCATCGCTTCGCAGCCGTCGAGGAAGTTGCGCCACTCCATCGCGGCGGCCGTGTAGCCCTTGCCGTAGCCGTAGGCTTCGATCGACTCCTTCCCGTCGCGCTTGCACACGAAGTCCCAGAGCAGGGGCTCGAGCTTGTCGAGCGAGTCGAGCACGAACGTCTGGTAGTCGTGCTGTTCGTTGACGAGCGACGCGATGCAGTCGAGCACGTCGCTGTAGCTGGCCGGCTTCGGGAAAGCGGGCACGTTGAGCGGCGCGCCCTCGTAGTCGGTGAGGTCGCCGGCCCCGTCCTCGACGGGGACGAAGATCGGCGACGGCGCCATGGCGGCGAAGGTGCTCTTGCCGATGCCGGGGACGCCGTAGGTGACGAGGCGCGGTGGTCCGCTGACGCTGCGCTTGATGTCTGCGAGTGAGATAGCCATTGGTTCGGTTCCTTTCGTTCTGGGTTGGTTGGTTCGGTTACTGGTGAGCGATCAGGTAGTTGACATGCGCGTCCCACGCGAAGGCCGCCATGGCCGCGAGCACGGCGATGACGAGCGACACGCGAGACGCGCGGGACGGGGCGAGGCCGGGCGGCTTCACGACCGCCTCCATGCGTCGATGCGCGCCGCGATGTCGCGGCACTTGTTCGGGGTCAGCTGGCCGAAGTGACACAGAGCCGAATGGCACTCGTCGATGATCTCGACGGCGCCGACCATCGCCTTCCGCAGCTCGCGCAGCTCGGCCTCAGCCGCCTCCGCGCGGGTGCGCTCCTGGTCGCGCGACTCCTCCAGCATGTCGGCCCGCGCCGACGTGAGAGCTTGCAGCTCGCGCAGTTGCGCGATGATCGTGGCCGAAGGGTTCATCGGCGCACCTCCCGCTGGTGCACCTCGACCACGCGCAGGCTCGGCAGCCCCTTGCAGTCTCCGCAGCCGCAACGGTCGCTCCACCCGATCAGCAGCACGACCGTCAGGCCGTTGGCGAAGTCGACGCGCAGCGCCGGAGCCGCCGCCTTGCGACGCATCTCGGCCCACTCGGGCGCTTCCAGCTCGGTGCCGTTCGGGATCAGCCACGTCGCGGTCTGGAACAGCTCGTCGGCCGGCACGGGCTCGACGCACTGGCGCATGTGGTCCGCGATCACGTCGCCGACCTCGGTATCCCAAAGGCAGTCGAGCGTGCGCACCCACACGAGCGACGACAGCAGGCCAGGGGAGGCGGTGTTCACGCGCGCCTCCCGGCCTCGGCGGCCTGCTCGCGGTCGGCATCGGTCAGCTCGGCCACCAGCATCCGCCCAGCCATCGCGTTGGCTTGGTCGGCGAAGTAGGTGCACGACGCCAGCAGGTAGTCGAGGTGGTCGCGGTCGCACGTCGGCATGCCCATGCCGTGGACGGCGAGGTTGAGGCGCGCGAGGTTCGTGGCGATCTCGGCGATCTCCTTGCGGAAGATGGAGCGGTTCATCAGTAGTTCCCCATGCGGTAGGCTTCCTCGGCACGCTCGCGGGCCATCTCGCCCGCACGCTCGACGGCGCGCTCCAGGCTCTCGCGGAGCTCGTCGCGGTAGCTGCGCTCGCGCACCTCGTCGGCGATCTGCTCGGCCCGCGCGTGCGTGACCGGCGCGCCCCAGTGCTCGATGAACTCGGCGACGCTGCCGACCGCCGCGTTGACGATCTCGCCCTCGTCGTCGATCAGGAGGTCAACGCCGAAGTCCGTGCTGACGTGCTCGCCGGACTGCTGGAAGAACATCCGGCGCACCGACGCGGCCAGCTGCTCGCGGTTCAGGCCGGCGAGGTCGCGCGTCTGCTCGGCCTCGTAGGCGGCGCGGCGCTCGGCCAGCAGGGCGTCGGTCTTGGGGTTGTGCAGCGGCTTGCCGGCGCAGGCGGCTTCCAGCTGTTGCAACAGGGTCGGGACGAAGGCTACGGTGTCCATCGGTTCGTGGTCCTTGGTATCGAGGGTCGCGGATCTGGCCTCGGTCGCTGCTCCGCCCTGGTAAGTTGGGCAGCGGCCGGGGTTGTTTCTGACGCAGTTATCGGCAGAACTGCGCGCGGAATCAAGCGCCATGGATAGAATCTTTCGGCAGTCCTGCCTATCCTCGGCCGGGCCATGTCCGAGACACTCGACGAACTGCTGCTGGCGAAGAAGGTTGCCGGCGACTACCGCGACTTCGCCGACACCGTCGGCATCAGCGTGCGCGCGCTGCTCGACCTGCGGAACGGGAAGGTCGACCGCCCCCGGCGCGCCACCGTGCTGGCCCTCGCCGCCGCGCTGAAGGTCGCGCCCGCCCGCGTCGAGGCCGCCATCGCCGCCAGCCGCACCGCCGCGAACTGACACGCAGAGCGCGCACGGGCAGATCGTGCAGGCGTCCGGCGCCAGGCAATCGGCCGGTGCGCGCAGGCAGTGCGGGCAGATGGTCACAGGTAGAGCCTCGTCGGCATCCCGTCGGCGCCGCGCTCAATCGCGACCGGCGACTCGATGAGGCTGGCCAGCGACACCCGCACGCACGCCGCGCCCTTCGCCGGCACGACCGACTCCACGACCTCCGTCGTCTGCCGCTTGATGCGCTTGTCGTCGATGCCGAGTGCGTCGCACATGCCGTCGATGCCCGCCTTGATCCGCGCCGTGAGGTTGTCGCGGTCGTAGCTGCGCCGGTCGGGCGGCACGAACTGGAACAGCACCGCGAGTCGATCGGCCAGCCGCGGTTGCTTGCGGTCCAGCTGGCGCAGGGTCTCGATGCGGCACGCCTCGCGATACCGCGCCTTGAACTTGGCGAGGCGGGCCCAGTGCAAACGCTTGTTCGGGCTCAGCTCCGTCGGTGGCCAGGGCAGCGTGATGCAGAGCGTCATGCCGACGCTCCCAGGTGGCGACTCACCGTCATCCGATGGCACCCGACGCGTCTGGCAATCTCGATCTGTGACAGCCCCTGCGACCTCAGCAGGCGGATCGTCGACACGTCGACGCGCACCCCGCCACCGCGCGGGCCGGAGCCCATGACGCGTCGGATGGCGTGCGAGACTCGCTCGACAGTCGACCGCATGCGTCGCGCGATCTCCGGCCGCGACAGGCCGGCGCGATAGAGGCGAGCGCACTCGGCTGCGTTCGGAGCGCCGCGCTTCATGCCGCGTCGCATCGAGACATCGCCCGACGCGCGCAAGATCCTGCGCACGGTCGTTCCCGAGATTGTCGGGAACCTCGAGCGAAGCTCTTCGGCGATCTCGTCGCCCGTCTTGCCGTTCTCGTATGCGACCTTCATCGCGTAGATCGGCAGCTTCTTGTGAGCGGTCGCCCGGCGCGGCAGCCCGAGCTTCTGTGCCTGGATCGAAGCCCACGCGTGCTTCACGCCGAAGTGCTTGCCGATGTCGACGACCGACATGCCGGACGCCCATAGCCTGCGGAACTCGTCGTGGTCGTAGATGACTCCCTTTGCCGGCATCATCGCTGCGCCTCCTTCGCGCTCAGGTTCTCAGTGCCTCTCGCAGAATCCGACTCGCCTCCGCGTCCAACAAAGGCCGCTCCCACGGCGCCGCGGAGTCGCGCGCCGACACGACCGACACGAGCCGGTCGACCAGGTCCGGCGGCGCCTCCGGTTCGCGTCCGCCGCGGCTGTCCTGGCATCGCCTGCAGCAGTACGCCCAGCGGCTCGGCGGCTTCGGTTGCCGGCAGGTCGCGCAGTAGTCGTAGGTCCTCGCCATCTCGCCTCCGGTTGTTGACCTTCCTCAGCCTCGACGCGCGCCACCCCGACCTCGGGATCGCGGCGACGTGCAGGCGCACCTCGTCGACCAGCTCGTCGCTCAGCCGGTCCAAGTCGTCGGCCGCCACGACCGCGACCATGACGCGCCAGCAGTCGGCGCACGTCGCGACGCGGGCGTCGGTCGAGGCGCAGAGCCGGTTGCGCAGTCGGTCGAACGCGCGACCGCAGGCGACCTCGCCGTGGCGCAGCCAGTGCATGGCGGCGCGGTGGTTCGGGTGGCGGAGGGTCATGCGA